AACAATTAGTCTCTGGTTTGGGTGTAACACGTACCTTCTATACTCAGGTTCAGGGTCTACGATCCACGACAACATATTGAAGACTTACATTATCACAATCCTTGATGAGAGCAGTCCCGCCCATGAACAATCTGTTGATGCTGCAAAGAGATGTCAAGATTCTCTGAAACAGTATGGATTGTCTGGGTATGAACTATTTCCTGCATTTACTCCAGAATCACCTGTAGTAAAAGAGAAGCTTCAGGACACTCAGTTCATGCGTGGATTTCATAAGGATTCTAAGTATTCTAGAATGGAAAGATGTGTGGCTGCACATATGTCACACAGGACACTATGGGAAGAGTGCTCAGTGGGAGATACGGATTACTTGATTTTGGAACACGATGCAGTCATGACAAATCCAATACCCGACTATTTGAAATTCGACTTCATCATGAATGTGGGTAGACCAAGCTATGGTAAGTTTCACCTTTCTTCACGTACAGGCAATCAACCACTCTTCAGTAAGAAATACTTTCCCGGTGCTCATGCCTATATGATATCACCAGAAGGAGCAAGGCGCGTAATCAGAGAGTCTTTTGGTATTGGAGGTCCAACCGACACCTTCCTTGATATACGTAGATTCTCATTCCTTGAGGAGTATAACCCTTGGTTCTTTCGTGCAGATGACCGATTCAGTAGCATTCAAAAAGAACGTGGATGTGCTGCCAAGCATGGGCTACATAAAGATTACCAGAGACTATGAATGACAGATGCATTTTAACAGGAACTGATGCACAGCAAGAATGGATGCTCCCTTGGTGGTTGAGCAATGTCCGTAAGCATATGCCGGATGTTGATATTACAATTGCTGATTTCGGTATGTCAGAGAAAATGCAATCTTATCTGGCACAATATAAAAATCAGGGACTAAACATACTGACCGGATTTCCTAAAGTTCCTAAGAATTGGTTTCTCAAACCTCAAGCAATGCTTCAGTCACCATATAAGTACACTTGCTGGTTAGATACCGACTGTGAAGTATTGGATTCGTTTCACGAAATCTTCGATTACGCAACAGATGGTAATAAGCTTGGATTAACAACTGACATATGGGCATTGAGAAACAAAAAGAAAGCTTTTAGAGCATACTGGCAATCTGGTGTTGTGGTCTTCAAGGATAAACCAGAGATTCTTCATCGGTGGGCAAAGCGTTCTCTAGAGTGTAATGAACGTGGTGATATGGAAGCACTTTATGCTTTGATTGGTAAGAGTAATGAGTTTGTCAATGAGATGCCTCAAGAATACCAATGGTTAAGGTTGTCCTTAAAGAATGGACTGAATAGTGATTCAAAGAAAATCATGCATTGGACTGGAAGGAAGGGAAAGTTACTCATAGAAAAATACTTACAGACAACTGAAATGCACGATAAGTTAAACATAAGTAATGTTGAACAACTAATCGAGAATTCTAACCACTTCAAAATTTCAATCTAAACTTGATGCTTGAAGTTTTACTTTTTGAATGCTGAACTTAAAGTAAGTATACACGAAATGTCAAGTCATGTCAACCCCTCCTGAATGGAAGCATCTCAATGAGCCTTTCACCGAGACTCCCGATAAAAAGGAGTTCTATGGTTTCGTGTACCTCATCACCAATCTTGTAGATGGTAGGAAGTATGTTGGCAAGAAGTTCTTCTGGAGCATGAAATCCAGGCAGGTGCGACTCAAGAAAAAAAGATTTCTTGCTGAATCCGACTGGAGAGACTATTGGGGTTCCAATGATGAATTGAAGAAAGATATTGACATTGCTGGAAGTTCAAATTTTAAAAGAGAGATTCTTCACCTGTGTTCCAGCAAGTCTGAATGTTCCTATCTGGAAGCCAAGGAGCAGATTGACCGTGGGGTTCTTCTGAGCAAGGAATACTACAATTCTTGGATTTCACTCAAGATAACCAAGAAACACCTAGCAAAATACGCCCAAAAGAAGATGTTGACAGAATCTTGAAATAGTGTATAATTAACGTCATGCAAATCATTGATTACAGCGGAATCGCAGTGGCAGCAATCTTCTCTCAGGATGCTCCAGAACAGATTGAAGAGGGACTGATTCGACACATGATTCTGAATCGTATTCGCTCCTTCAACACACAGTTTCGTGAAGAGTATGGTGAGACCATCCTTGCCTGCGACTCATCCTCATGGAGAAAGCGAGTCTTTCCTCAATACAAAGCTGCACGTAAGAAAACTCGTGATGCTTCTCCTCTGGATTGGAGCAAACTCTTTGATCTCATCTCTCTGATTCGTGAAGAGATTCGTGAGAACTTTCCATACCGTGTTCTTCAGGCAGATGGAGCAGAGGCAGATGATATCATTGGTCATCTGGTAGAGAAGACACAAGAGTTTGGTCAGAACGAACCTGTTCTCATTGTCTCAGGTGACAAGGACTTTCTGCAACTCCATCGATACAAGAACGTCAAGCAGTTCTCACCAATAAAGCGTGACTTCATCACTACTGAGAATCCTGACTTCTATCTCTTTGAACATATATGTAAGGGTGACAGTAGCGATGGTGTTCCAAATGTCCTGAGTGGCGACGATACCTTTGTGGAGAATGGAAGGCAACGCCCACTTCGTTCCTCAAAGATTCAGGAATGGTATCAAGAGCGAGACCAACTGAGTGAGGTGATGGATCAAAACACCTATCGAAACTACTGTCGGAACAACAAGATGATTAATCTGAATCACACTCCTAATGAGATTCGTGAAGAGATTGACTCTCTATATACTTCAGAAGCAAACAAGAAAAATGGAAAAATCTTTGGGTATCTGATTGAAAAGCGTTGTAATATGCTGATTGAATGTGCTCAAGACTTCTACTCAAAATAATATGAAAAGAAAACCAGTTAAGCCACTAAAGCTATTCCCTTACGAAATCTTTGATAAGGTTCAGTCAGTTCGTGCCATGAAGGATCGTGTTGAAATCCTTCAGGAGAATGAATCGTTTGTCTTGAAGTCTATTCTTCAGATCAACTTTAATGACTGGATTCAGTTTGACCTTCCTGAAGGTGAACCACCTTTCACCAAGGATAAGAATCCTCCTGAATTCAGTGCTGGTCGTATTGAGAAGCAGATTAAGCTTCTTAAAATGTTCATTCCAGAATCCAAATTGAGTCGCGTAAAGAAGGAAGTGAAGTTCATTCAATTGCTTGAGTCTCTCCATTATAAGGATTCGGAAATCATCGTTGCGATTAAAGATAAGAAGCTGAACAAGCTGTATCCCGCATTGACTCCTGTCCTTATCAAAAAGGCGTTTCCAACAGTGATTAAAGATAAATAGTACCAGATTATGTAACCCTCTGGTAATTATGATACTATTACAACTCAAACGTCTAAAAGAGGATTTGGAGCAAACTCAACACTATATTCGTCGCCTTGAGAAAGACGATGAGAATGAAAAGATTCCATTCTACCAAGCAAAGCTCGAAAGACTTATTGCTGCTGTATGTAAACTTGAAAGTATGATTTCAAAATGAACTACGATTACCACTGTGCAGGATGCGATTCTGCTTTTGAAGAAAACCTCCGTATGGATGATCGAGACCTACCCTTGACCAGACCATGCCCAAATTGTGGAGCATTCAAGGTCACTCGTGGAGTCTCAGCACCATTTGTCAATATGGATGGTGCTAAGACTCTCTCTCAAAGAGCAAGGCAAGGCGCAGGAAGCGACTTTCTTAATAAGATGGAGACTATTCAGAAAAGACACCCAAATAAATTAAAAGATGGCACAAAGAAAACAATCGGGGGATACTGAGAGAGGTGGGAAATCATCCACTGGTGTTTGGAGAAAGAGATTGATTGACATCTCTCCTTTCTCACAGGGGCAGGATGACTTCTTTCGTTATTACGAGAAGGGATACAATATGGTTCTTTCGGGCGCGGCTGGATGCGGTAAGACATTCATTGCCCTTCATCAAGCATTGTCTGAGTCCAAGCAATCACAATACAAGAAGAAGGTCATCATTGTTCGTTCTGTTGTCCCAACACGCGACATGGGATTCCTCCCCGGTTCTCAAAAGGAAAAGGAAGCAGCATACACCACACCATACGAGGGAATCGTCAATGAACTTTATGGTGATCCAAAGGCATGGGCTACCTTGTCTGAACGTGGTATCATTCGCTTTATGACCACAAGTTATATTCGCGGAGTTACTCTCAGAGATTCAATTGTAATTGTGGATGAAATGCAGAACTGTAATTTCCATGAGTTGGATTCAGTCATCACTCGTATCGGTGACGGTAGCCGAATCATCTTTGCGGGTGATTATTACCAGTCTGACTTCATTCGAAACAATGAGAGAGAAGGTATCAACAAGTTTCTGACAATCCTTGAGAAGATGAACTACTTCAGGCATATCCGCTTTGGATGGGAAGACATCTGTCGTAGCGGGATAGTCAGAGACTACATCATGACCAAAGAACTTGAAGAGAAGAACACACAACCAATGACATTGATCAATGAGTAATCCAAGATACAATAAGCATAAGAACAAGAAACGCGACAAGAAGCATTTCTATTCGTATGACAAATTTGAGCGTCAGAAAAAACTAGACAGGAAAAATAAGATTAAAAAGGATAAAGTATATGAATAACGATTATGTGTTTTGGTTGACCTTGTTGTATGCAATTCTCTTGTTTATTAGAATTAGTTTTCTTGAAAAGAACCTCCTAGATAAGTTAAATGAATTGGAAGCTGCCACTAAAACCAAGATTAAAAGAAGACAATAGCAATATGAATAATCCAGTTGCGGAACTTATTAAAGCACAGAGTAACAACTTTAGTTACACCTATGGTCATGTTCATGAGTTCTACGTTACTGGAGCAATTGAATCTGCTGACGAATATACTGAGTGGTTTCATACGATTCGAAATGCAAATGTAACTGATGTAGTAAAGCTTCACATCAACTCTCCCGGTGGTGACCTCTGGACTGCAATTCAATTTGTTCATGTCCTTGCTGAGACAGAGGCAACAATTCAAATTGCCGTTGAAGGTGCGTGCATGTCTGCTGCAACTCTGCTCTTCCTGATGGGTCATGAATATGAAGTCTCTCCTCATGCGATGTTCATGATTCACAATTACTCTGGTGGTTCTCTTGGTAAGGGTGGAGAGATGTATGACAACATTGTTCATGAGCGCAAGTGGAGTGAGAACCTCCTGCATGAAGCATACGATGGGTTTTTGACTCAAGATGAAATCAAGTCCGTGCTGGATAATAAGGATCTCTGGATGGGGACCAATGAGGTTCTTGAACGTCTTGAAAAGAGGCAAGCCTATCTTGAAAACCTTCAAGCTCTCCTCAAGGAAGCTGAGTTGAAAGAAGCCGAAAAATCCAAAAAACCTGCGAGGAGAACCAGAAAAACTAGTCGAAAATCTTCGTAAGTCCTTGATTACCAACACATTTAACGGTAACGTAAAAAAAGTGAAAAAAGTGCTTTTTTGGGGGTTGACGGGAAGCCTGAAATGGTCTAGTATGATTTCCGTAATGAGAAACGAAATGACTACTGAAGAAACCCTCCTCATCTCCCACATCTGTCAAGAGAATGCCAAGATGGTGGCATGGGTTGCTGAAGACCCTGAAAGTCGTTTCGGGGGGATGGTCACTGACGAGATTGACCATTGGCGAGACTACGGCATTCACTCCGTCGAGCAGTATGAGAGGTATATGCTCGTAGCGGAGATTGTGGATACCCATAAGGAAGCTTATGGCTTCAAACCCTCTTGGACCCACCTCATGTCTCTGAGCATGGAGGAACTTGAGGAGGAGTCTCGTCAGGTCAGTGATGCTGCCCAAGCTGTTTATGAGGAGGAGGAGCAGCAGAAAGCTGATTCTGCCAAGGAATTCGAGGACCGTATCAGCAAAACCATTTCGATGGGTGCTGGTGATCGTGAGACTGCCATCCACTGGATCTTGGATGCTGAGATTGATCCAGAAGACCGTGGGACTCAATTAGCTAGTGCCGATTTCCTCCGTTACGAACTTGGTCTTCCCTACTTCTAC